ATGCCGTGACCGGCATAATCAACCGAGACACAGAAACCGCCGCCCTCGATGGCTGAAGTCATCAGACTTCAGCGCACCACCTGTAGTGGATTTCGGTCGCTACAGGACGACCAGCGAAGATCAGATGATCTGGATCCTCATTCAGGCTGGTACGAAGACTCTTCTGAAGAGCTTCGTACGAGTCAATAGGGTCACGGCGCTTGATTTCGACGAGAGTAGGCAAACGCCACTCACGACGAAACAGCGTGGGATTCCATCGACAGAATGAAAAATCTGGCTCATCTGACCAACGGCCTATCGCAGCCATCCCGTAAGGGATGGCTGGATACTTCACGAGTCTCCCGATGAGGGAGTCAAGGAAGCGAACGGTCTGGATCTCTCCAAATCGCTCGAACAGTTGGTTTCGCAGTGAACTGGCTTTCACCAGCTCATTGCTCTTCGCCCGTGATTCAGGGAGGTAAGCGCGTGCGTAGGCAGGAGTAACAACCCTGCCATCGTAAGCGTCCACGCCACATGATTCCCGAAACTTCCCAGATGAGAAGCTTTTAGAATCATTCACTTTCATCCCAAGGGATGTTAGCGACTGAACCACGTAGGGGTAGGCATCTACAGGGATGATAATATCATCTCCGTAGATGCTCAGCGTTTGGGTACGCCGCCGATAGGACTTCACAGCCCTAGCGGAGAAGTTCCCCTGCATCCGACATAGAACAGTGACGACGAGGGTCATGAAGACCATCGACTCCACTGGGAATGTCAGAGCAGACCCCATTGATGCAAACTTGTTCAGAAGAACAAGCTTGCCATCAGGGAGCTCCACAAACCGTGAGCGCGAAAGCTTAAGGTATCGGATAAACTGCGGGTTAAACCCGAAGAGTTCCTCTACCAAAGCCAAGCTCACACGGTCTGAGGCCTCAGATAGATCGATCGTAGCCACAAGGCCATCGATAGATCCCTGAAGTGCCATCCGTTGGTTATGGGACTGATGCGTGTAAGAACACGCAAAATTCCCGCTCTCTAGAAGCGTCTTGAGACGCAACTGGAGAGCCTGCTGTACAAACTGGTTATATGAAGGCTCGATCGAAATCAACCGAGGCTTCACGGCCGTCTTTGGGACGGCAACCAGTCGAGCAGGTACTTCCTGATTGGAAGGAGGCCGCTCGAGTAGATCGAACCATGAGGTTCGGAAATACTCTGGCCCCACCAATGATTCGATGTTATAAGAAATAGAGTCGAAACTCCATCTCTCATTAGCACCGAATTGTTCGGATACAGCTCCCGGGCCATGCTTGCCATCTTCGATGGTAAGCAGGGCCTCACCGATTAGTTCGCCAAACAAAAGTTGGGCGACCTTTCGGGCATACGGGTCAATCGTCGCACGGACGTCAGCACGTGACAGCAGACTCTTGTCTGTACTCACGAACTGATCGATCTCAGCTTCGACTCGTTCGGGTTCGCAGACCTCAAATATCTTCTTGTGAAGACGAGAGATCTGTCGAAGCCAACGAATTGCCGGTATGCTGGGGACGGAGAGAAGTTTTCCGTCCCTGGAGAAAATCATACTCCAAATTCCAGAAAGGAATTCGGGGTATGCGCATCGCGACAACCACCCTTCCACGGAAGGGAGCTGTCCGTCTCGAAGACCTGCAACAAGCAGGTCATCAAGGCGTGGCAATGCGATCGTCAAGAAGGGCAAGCCCTCCTTGTCGTATCTCCTCCAGAGAGTTTCAATATCTCTCTCTGCGCTGAACCCCAGAGCACCTCCTGCATCACGCATGAGGTGCTCAAGGAGGATCACTTGGCTTTTCAACTCTGCCCCCTTTCAAAGGGCTAGATGTTCCAAGCCAAGATGGATTCGATCGACGTCAAGAACGCCGAAGAACTACTCCCAGGAAGCCGCCGATAGCAATACCGGCTGCTCCAGAGAGAACGACGAGACTCAGCACAATGACTGTGTCCATCGATTAGTTCTCACCAGCCACGAGCTTCTTCAAGTTCGCGTTGGTGCTCGCAGTGAGCCATCCGATGAGACCGAGAAGATCCTTCTCGATGTCAGCGTCAGTGGCACCAGTCAGTGGACGGTCAATCGTGACCGAAACCATAGACTGGCTCGTGATCGAAATTGCGGGATTGAGAGGGTCGACCGTGTTGCGCTTCGAATAGAAGCGCACCACATTGCGTCGACGCTTCGCACTCCCGCGAGGATCGATGGTAACTTCCTTGACCGCATCAGCGGACTTGAAGCTACCGACGGTGGTGCCAGTGAGAACTCGCGGAAGCGAGGTCGCTACACCATCGACTGTGATAGACTGCGGATCGGTGAATGCCATCTTGGACTCCTGTCCATGTTCGATTATTGTTCAATTGTTGTTGAATTGTCAGCGACTCTTGGCAAGGCCAAGAGCAACCAGGATCCCAAACTGAGAAGCAGACAAGCTTCCCAGCTGGGTTCCGAACCCGAAGGGGGTTGCTCGATCACGCCATTT